TGCTGTCTGTGTTAATTGGCACAGGTATTAACACGGCTGACCCACTTGCACAAGATACAGCTTACCAACTTGCGCTTGGTATAAATTCCACAACACCATCATTTACAATTACAAATGCAACAGGTGGAGCAGGTTCGTTTGGTGTTACGGCAATGTACGGTGAGTTAAATATTCAAAGCACAAAGCTTGGATTCTATAGCGCCACACCAATTGTCCAACCAATTGCACAAACAGCGGCGAATACATCAGCACCCGCTGGTACTGACGCTGCAATAATTGCAAATTTACAAACACGTATAGATGAATTGGAAACAAAACTACAAGCTCTTGGCTTATTAGCATAAAGGTAAATAAAAAATGGCATTAATTATTCCAATATCAAGTGAGGCTGATGCACCTGTAATTCAGAAAGTTATTACTGATACTACTAGAATTCAAGGTGTGTTGTTTAACTTTGATAATACATCCGCATTAGCATTCATAGCCTTTGGTAACACAGTAGATGGTGAATTCACTGTGATGAGAATGGAGAATTGGTTGTTGAGTGGTACGTTTTATTTGAATAGTATCTTGAGTACACCCAAAGGTGATTCTATGGCTGATGCTTTATTGGGTAGCACATCCTCTATAATTATACAGATTCAGAGTGATGCTGTTCTAAAACAATCTTTATTAGATAATGACGAATTACGTATCAGTAGTAATGGGATACCAATTAACACATTCAATCAATTTTAACTAGAGAGAAGTATATTGAAAATCGCATTTTATAAAGGCAAAGGCACTATATTCGATAAGTTAATACGCTTATGGACTTTCAGTAAATATAGCCACGTTGAGTTGGTTAATCAGGATTCACCGGATAATTGGCTTTGGTACACATCCTCACCACGTGATGGGGGTGTTGTGGTGCGTAACATAGAATACAATGCTGACCATTGGGATTTATTTGATATTAACATTCCGCATGAACAGGATGTTTTAGATTTCATTCAAACCAGAGTAAATAAGAAATATGATTGGTTAGGTATTATTTTATCACAAATCTTAAAGCTAAATATTCATAACCAGAATAGATGGTTCTGTTCTGAAATTATACATGCGGCACTTATTATGGGTGGTTTAAATAATAGTTATTTCATTGAATCTCATAACTATAATCCCGGTAAACTGCATAGTTGTTTAATATCAATTGGAGCGATTAGTTAATGGCAAAAGTAATATCAAGAGTTGGATTAAAAGATTATTGTCTACGTAGACTTGGGTTCCCTGTTATTGAAATTAACGTGGATGACGACCAAGTAGACGATAGGATTGATGATGCATTCCAAATCTTTTTTGATTATCATTATGATGGTGTAGAAAGAAAATATCTTTCTGTTCAGATTACACAAACAGATATGGATAATGGATATGTAGAGATACCTGATTCTATGATTCATGTTACGCGGGTATTACCTTTCAATGCAGGTGGTGGCGGTGCTACATCATTATATCCTATGGGCGACCCTTCATTGGCATGGGATTTCACAGTCAATAACCCATTTTCAGCTGGTATGCCGAGTGGTGGTGGTGCATCTACTACATCAGAAAGAGCAGGGGGTGCAACTGGTTTTGATAGAGTCAGTTACGTTCTTTCAATGGATTTATATGAATCAATCCAAAGCATGTTCGGCGGCGAAATGTCAATTAGTTTTTCACGTCATACTAACCGTGTTTACATTGATATGGATTGGGCAGAGAAATTAGCAGTTGATGACTATATCATAATTGAGGGGTGGAGTTCTTTAGACCCTGATGTTTATACTGATGTGTATAATGATAGATGGATTAAGCGATATTGTACTGCTGCGATTAAGCAACAATGGGGTGCTAATCTAATCAAATACTCAGGTATTCAATTGCCCGGTGGTGTAACTCTGGATGGTGATAAAATGTTTGAATCTGCTTCTACTGAGTTGGAAAAACTTGAAGAAGAAATTCAAATTAAGTATGAAGAACCGCCAACATTTTACATGGCATAAATAATAGATAAATAATAGATAAATAATAAATTCTTAGGAGAATAATTTAATGGCTAACGAAAATCAATTTACAGTACAAGCACTTGGTGCATACATTGAAGAACTGGTTCGTCAATTTGACAGTGCAGTTACTTCAGTTGCAGTAAATGCAGATGGTACAGGTTATGTTGCTGAAGATGTAGTAACAATTGATGGTGGTGATGGTACTGCTACTATCCGTGTTGACACAGTAACATCAGGTGCAATCACAACATTCACTTTACTATCTGGTGGTGCGCAATATGTAAACGCAACTGGTGCTACAGTAACAGGTGGTTCAGGTGCTGATGCTACATTCGACGTAACAGTTAATCCAGTTGACGATGCTGAACTAGAAACAGCACTGGAAACTTTTGACACAGCATCTGCTCAAGCGAATCTACGTAAACTTCAGGTTCTACGTCAATTCCTTAGAAGCAATTCTATTGCAGGTGGTAAGGTTGCTTCTGTTGCTATCTCTGATGGTGGTACAGGTTACTCAGTAGGTGATGTTCTACCTGTTGCAGGTACTACAGGCGGTACAGGTGGTGCGGTAATCGTAACTTCTGTTAGTGCTGGTGTCATTGACGGTGTTGCGGTACATAACGCTGGTGGTAACTACTCAGGCGTAATCAGTGTTGATACAACTGGTATCGGTGGCGAAGATGCGGTTATTACTGCTGTTGCAACTGTTGAATCAGAAAAGATTGTTAAGGATGTTATCTCTAATCTAGGTGGCTAATCTTTTGGAATAACTCATATACCAAGGATGGTATTTTATAATTATTAATCAACTGAGTAATATATGCCTACGAATCTATATTTCGACCACTATCAAAACCGAACTGAACAAAACTTAATCGAAGATTTAACAATCGAAGCGATTAAGATGTATGGTGTCGATGTGATTTATATGCCACGTGATACTATTTCACGTGATGACATATTTGGTGAAGATATAGTTACTAAGTTCAACGATAATTATATGATTGAAATGTACCTTGAAACTGTTGACGGTTTTGGTGGGGATGGTGATTTCCTTGCTAAGTTCGGTTTACAGATTAAAGATACTGCCACGTTTGTATTGTCAAAACGTAGATTTCAAGAAACAATTTTTGGGAAACAACGACCACTTGAAGGGGATTTAATATATTTCCCTTTAACTAATTCTATATTTGAAATCAATCATGTTGAACATGAAAATCCCTTCTACCAAATTGGTAAACTCCATTCATATAGCTTAAGTTGTGAATTGTTCACATTCTCACATGAGGATTTCGAAACTGGTAGAACAGATATTGACCGCGTTGCAACAGATAATTCACCGGAATTACTAGATGCAATGGGTGACTCTGGCGATATTGACATTGAAGCGGCTGATGTATTAGACCCGAATGCATCTTCTTCAAGCAAGAAAGATTTGTCAAATCCATTATTTGATGAAACAAATCCATTTGGAGATTTTTAATAAATGTTGGGTAGAACTTTTTATCATGGTGCGTTACGCAAACTGGTAATAGCTTTTGGTGCGCTATTCAATAACATTACCATAGAACGTGTTGACGAGGATGGTGAAATAATAAAAATATTACCTGTGCCGCTTCAATATGTCACAAAAGAAAAATTCATTCGTAGAATTAATGACTACGCTTCTATTGATGAACCCAATCCACGTATTCAAGAAACCTTACCACGCATGGGGTTTGAGATAACTGGTGTTTCATATGCATCTGAACGTAAAACGAATACGATTGATAAAATATTTGATAAATCAACTGACTCTACATATATGTTTAACAGAGTTCCATATGATGTAGATTTCACTTTGTATATTGCCGCACGTAAGATTGATGACGCATTCCGTATTGTTGAACAGATTCTACCTTACTTCACACCTGAGTTAAATATTAGAATTCAGGATATGATGGATTTTAGTATTGTTACGAATATCCCACTGATATTACGTGATACTGCATTTGAGGTTGATTCTGATGGTTCGTTTGATGACCGTAGAACCGTTATGTGGCAATTAACATTCTCTGCAAAAACTCATCTGTATGGTGCGGTTCGTGGTGCTGATTTAATCAAGCGTTCTATTATAGATTTACATAATGTGCCTAATGATGTTGCATACTTTGCCGAAGAATATATAGCAACTGTAAACCCCGATACATCTGAGATTGATTCTGATATTAGCGATTCACGATATTACGATAGTATAAATAATACATATGCAGGCGAAACCGTAAGCGTTGATTCGTTAGTTGAATAAGGGGAGAGGGGTTAGATGTTTGAATCGTTTATTGGTATTATTTTTCAGAATTATGGAATGGTAGGGGTAGGTGTATTAGTAGCTGCTCTTGGTGTTATAAAATGGTCTAGTGCTTTACTTAATATAATTAAAAAGATAAACCCATTTAAAAATAAAACTAATTATATACCACGAGATATTTTATATTCTAAATTATCTTATTGGTTGGATTTTAAAATAGGCAATATTAATATCGTTGATTTAGGTAGACGTTTAATATTTAAAGATTTGCTTCATTATAAATTTGAAAGTTTAAGAGATACTTTATTTGACATTGAAGATAGAGAAGGATTTGACAGTTGGGATAGCCCAACGTTCTACAACGAAATCTTAAAGCGTGTTACACATAATACATTAGCGTATGAACTTGAAGCTACAAGAAATGGCATTCCACTTGTTGTAGTTACTAAATTTAAAAGGTGGCATAGTGGAACGTTAGATTTCCTACTTAAGAGTGCTGAGTTGATTTCTGCTTCAAATGTGTATAAAAACAACCATGAACGTATGCAAGCTATATATACTGTATATACTGCTATGTTGGAAATACTTATTAATGAAGCAGAAAAAACGTTAACAGAACTGAATGGTGAGTTAACAGGTGTTGAATATAAAGGGGTGGTGTGTGGTTAAAACATTCAAACCATTTCTGAGTGAATCATTTCAGGCTGACTTAATTAAGAAACATGGATTAACCGATGTTTCTAATTTTGTTGGATTTTCTGATTATGTATCATAGGTGAAATATGACTGATGAGATTAGCGAATGTTTAGATATAGACCCGATTGAAGATGAACCATTAGAAAGATTTCCAATGGTTCATTCTCCCGTGGTCAGAGAAAATGCAGAAGATGACTATGAACACGTTCGACAATCAATGAAAGATATGATTGCGGATGGCACTGATGCAATCAGCACATTATCCAACCTCGCTAAAGAATCTGAATCACTACGTGCATATGAAGTATTTGCTAACACGTTAAAAACTATTACAGAAATGAATAAAGCACTTATGGATTTACATAAAGATGCTAAAGATATAATGGCTCAAAAAGATGAAGGAGTTGGTGACGGTACAGAGAAAGGTGATGGAACTATCACATTTACTGGTTCAACAGAGGAACTACAACGTCATCTAAAAACAATTAATGGTAAATAGAAATGATTTTTATAACGGTAATGCGAGTATCAAGAAAGCAGGTATTCAACAATCATTTACCGCTGAACAAGTCACAGAATACGTTAAATGTCAGAATGATGTAATTTACTTCATTAAGAACTACTGTAAGATTGTTTCACTTGATGAAGGTTTAGTATTATTCGAATTGCGTGATTATCAAGAGCGCATGATTCGTGCGTATGATGAAAATCGTTTTAACATCACACTTACATCCAGACAGATAGGTAAGGATTTAGTATATGGTACAAAACTGCCTACACCTGAAGGTTGGATTAATATTGAAGATATTCAGATTGGTGACAGTGTATATGGTGATGACGGTAAACCAACAACTGTAATTAAAACTGAAGATTTTTCTCAAAAGAATGATATTTTTGAATTCCGGTTTGATAATGGAGATTCATTAAAATCATCTTCAACACATTTATGGACTGTAAATCATAATTCATGGAAAGAACCAAAAACATTAGAAACAAAAGATGTTATTAAGGAACATGATAAACATAAAAAACAGGCTAAGAGTGGAGCTATCTACATTGATATTACACAACCTGTTGAGTTTGAAGAAAAAGTATTACCAATAGACCCGTACACATTAGGTATGTGGTTAGGTGATGGCCATTCTGATAGTGGTAGAATATCTGGCAATGGTTCAGATTTAATTGATATTCTTTCTAATGTACCGTATAAATTCAGAACAATCAGAAAAGATAATAGAAGTAATGACTGTTATAGAGTAACAGTTGATGGTTTGTACAATGATTTGCTTCAAAACATTCTTATTCAAAATAAACACATTCCAGTAGAATATCTTAGAAGTTCTATCAATCAACGATTCGAATTGCTCAAGGGATTGATGGATGCTGACGGGTGTGCTTATAAAAATGGTCGATGTGAGTTTTATCAGAAAGATTATGATTTAGTTAAACAGGTTAGAGAATTAATATCTTCATTGGGTATTAAGAGTCGATTAAACAGTAAAATCATAAACGATGAAACTTATTACACTATTGGCTTTATATCAGATGTTGAAGTTTTCAAGTTAAAAAGAAAATTAGATAATCAGACTAAGGCTAAACATCACCCAAAGAATAAAAGAATTTATATCCATGACATATTACATGTAGATGAATTACATGATACTCGTTGTATTGCGGTTGATAATGAAAGTCATTTGTTTTTAGCGGGTGAAACTATGATACCAACCCATAATACAACCGTTGTTGCCGCATACCTAATTCATTACCTAATATTCAATCCTGATAAATCAGTTGCTATTCTAGCAAATAAAGCTGCTACGTCAAGAGAAATTTTATCCCGTGTACAAAGAATGTTGGAAGGGTTGCCTTTCTTCTTACAACCCGGCGTTAAAGAATATAACAAAGGTTCTGTTGTATTTGGTAATGGTTCAAAGGTATTAGCAAGCGCAACATCTTCAGATTCAATTCGTGGTTTTACGTTTAACTGCGTTACAGGAAATACCAAAATAACAATTTTGGATGACTATGGTAGAATATTCTACACAAATATAAGTAATGCCAACTCACCTAAGTATAAATACAATAAAGACTATAACTTATATGGTGAATGTATGTACTATACTGTGTATAAAATAATAAATAATAAAAATCAGAAAGAATATATTGGGTATCATCAAACTGACGATTTAGATGATGGGTATATGGGTTCTGGTAAACTAATAAAACGCGCCATTGAAAAATATGGTATAGAAAACTTCAGTAAAGAATATATTCAGATATTTGATAATAAATTAGATGCTGAAAATTTAGAAGCATTATTAGTATGTGAAGAAATTCCTGACGGTTATATTAGAGGATTTGTTCCAAAGGATTCTATTCGTGCCTAAAGTATTGACCGATGTCGGGTTTAAATCATTTGATGGTGTTCGTATATCTGAGAA